TCATCAAAGGTACCTTGCCGTCTGTCATCAAAGGTATCGTCAAATGTACCTTGCCGTTTATCATTAAAGGTAAAAGAATAATTATAACTAGAAAGTAAATCTTCTTTTAAATAAATATATTCTTCACTTGTTGAATCACTATAATAATTCCTTTCATCTATCGTAATCGTTTTATTGCATCTTGTATTTTTTTCATTTTCGTTGTTTGACATAACATATATAAGTTAATTATCTTTATTCAACAAAATAAATTTTAGTTTTAAATTCGTTTTTTTTTATATACTACTATTATACTACTATTATATTAATGTTTGACTTGTATTTATTCAACACCATTATAAATGCATTATGGTATTTATTTACAGTATTGTTTGTTCTCTATAGATATACAAAATTCTTTACTTATATTTACAATTTTGTTAGATTTTGTGGAAAATTGGTTACAGGAGCTTCCTATGTTTATAGTTTTATAAATCCTCCTCCCCCTCAAGTTGATTTAGAAGCACAATATTTGCAAGAAAATAAAAAGAAAACATTATATAGTAAATGTAAAGGATATATTGTAAAAAATTATAATTACTATTATAGAAAATTTTTTAAAACAGGTACCTTTACCGACGCTGTCGATAGACGGCAAGGTAACTATAATACATCTGAGGAACAATATAGTGAATATAGTGAATTAACAGTGAATAGAAATAATCAAAATGTTTTTCCATTAGTAGAAACAAATTATGGAAGTGGAATAGATTTTTCAACACAGTTACATAAATCAAATGAAAAACGTGAAAATGATATGTTTAATAAAAAAATACAAGAATTAGAAGTTTCCGAATTAGAAATAGAAGAACATAATTGTTATATAAAAAATGAAAATGAAAATGAAAATTATGTATTTAGAATTGGTGAAAAGACATCTGATTCTGATTTAAAAGACAAAATTTTATTAAATGAAAATTTTAAAACAGATTTTATAAAATCAAGAGAATCACTTAATGCATTTACAAATAATGCAGGTACCTTTGATGACGATGCCGATAGAAGGCAAGGTACCTTTGATGACGACGTCGATAGACGGCAAGGTACCTACACGGAAAATCTTTCAAATGTTAATTTAGATGAATTTTATTCAGATTCAGATTCAGATTCTGATATAGAAATAAATTCTGATACAGAACTTCCATCCGATCTATTTATGTAAATTATATATTTTTATATAAAAAAAAAATATATATAATAATATTATAACTAATATGTCTGATAATACATTTATTAAAAAATCAGACTATGATAAAGATATTAAAAATTATATCAAAAAAAAAGATTATGATAAAGATTTTAAATTTATTAATAGCGAAGTTAAAAGATATTATTTAGATATATCATCAAATGTTTCAAAAAATTATGTACAAAAAACAGATGTTGACAAGTATTTAAAAAATGCATCAGATAAAATAAAAACCGAACTTGGTAAAGAAATTAGTACAAGAGGACTAGGTTCAGCAGGACCACAAGGACCACAAGGACCATTAGGACCACAAGGACCACAAGGACCACAAGGACCACAAGGTATACCAGGTTCTGGTGCAGATTATACAAAAGCAGTTGATTTTCAACTAGGTAATGCTGCAGCTCCAGAACGTGGTCCAGTTGGACCAGCACGTGCTTTGGTTCGTGATGGTAGTTCAAGCCTTACTATAAATTATGACAATGATTTTACTGGTGGTGTTAATATTAATGCTAATGGTGGTTTAAGAGTTGGTGGTAATAGTAATTTAAATGGTGATGTAAATATTGCAAGAAACTTACGTGTAGATAATGGAGTAAGTTTAGGAGGTTCTGGTGAATTTAGTATAGATTATCCAAATGTTGGTGGGGGTAGATTTGTGGTTGATAAAGAGGGTAATGTTAAAGTCAGAGGTACAGTTGATGCATCTAGATTTACAATTAATGGCCAACCAATTAATACTGCTGCAGCTGCTGGTGGTGTTGCAAGTAGTACCCCAGTTGATTTTGATATGTTTACTAATGGTCATGAAGCTAAATTTTCTGAAGGGTGGGTATTTAAGGGTGAGAAGCCATGGGATCCTAGTATTCGTGGAGGAAATGACAGAACTGGTTTCGCACATACTAATGAAGATCACGATACTGATACAACAAATAGAACTGCTGATATTAAAGTCCCTGATGTTATGAAATCTGGTTTCTTATTTCATTTACCTTGGATCAATTGTAGAGATTTTGACATTTGGGGTGTATTAAAAGGTGGTGAAGAAGTATTTATTCGTCGCGTTAATGCTTATCAAAATGTTCGTAATGGAGAAAGAGGTGGATTTCATGATGGTGTTGCAGTAGTTTCAATTCCTCGTGTAGATAGATTTACAGACATTCGTATTAAAGGAGTAAGAGGACGCATTCATTATATGGGAATAGGATGGACTAGAAATCCTCTCGATTCATATGCTTCAGGTGCAGAATCTGGATTTGTTTCAGCTAGAAATGTAATTGGTTCAGCTATTGCAATAGGAGATATTCCAGCTCCATCAGATTGGACAGGTGCCAACTTTAAACGTCGAGATGGTCGTTGGAGTCATTTTGATTGGAAAGATGACCAAAGAAATTATATTCGTGGTGAAACAGTTATTGATAATACAGCTAGTTTACAAGATAATCAACTTAGACTTCGTGGTATAGCTGATGGTAATCATTATTTAGGATTTTCAGGAGAAGTTGATGGAGCTCGTTTACAAGGACATAAAGGAGGTCAATTAGGTACAAATTTTGGCGGTGATAAGACTGCATTAGTTTGGAATGCATCTGGAGACGTTACAGTTGCAAGAAATGCTTTTGTTGGAGACAATCTTATTATGAGCGGAGATAATTCTTGGATTTTACATACACCTGATGATGGACGTAAAACATTTTATATTGCACCTGGTAAAGATGGTGCAAATTGGGATTGGGGTAAACAAACTAAATTTGAACAAGACGGAACTGTTCAATTTAGTAATAATGTAACTATTCCATCAGGAAAAGCATTGACAATTAGAGATCAATATCATGGTTTATCATTTGCTGACGATATGGATGGTCCAGCACTATATGGTTATGGTGGTGGTAAATTAAGAGTTTCAGGAAATGCTAGCGGAGAGACTCCGGTTGATTCTTTAAAATGGAATAGAGATGGTGTTAAAATTAGTGGCAAAATATGTGGAGACACCGAATGTGTAAATGTAAATGATCTAGTAAAATTTGTAAAAAACAACTCACAATTTAAAGAAAATTTAACATTATCAACTCCATGGAATGATGAAGGTGGTGGTAATGTTATTTTTTTAGATAGACATGATGTATCTTGTCCATCAGGACCTCTTAATAAACTTAAATTATCACGTAAAGGAGATAATAATTTTAGGTATGATTATGGATGTGCATCTAGTGGCATTACCGGTGATGCAATTAATAAAAATACAGATTGGAATGATGAAGTGAATACAATGTCTTTAAAAGATCATGATATTAATTGTGGAGAAAGTGGTGTAATAAGTCAATTAAGATTAGTTCGTGACGGTAAAGGTAAATTTAGATATGATTATAAATGTTTACCTTCAAACAGTAAATTAACATTACGTACAGATAATACTCCATTAGATAGTGATGGAGGTGGTAATAGTATATTTTTAGATAGACATAGTATTCAATGTAAACCTAACGAAGCATTAAATAGATTAAAATTAGTAACTGATAATGGTAATTATAAATACGATTATACATGTGCTTCTTCTCCTTTATAATCCTTCAATGTCATTTAAATTCTTTTTAAATTATTTTTAAATTCTTTTTATAAAATTTTATAAAAAGAAACAAGTTTTATTCTTTCATCGATTATTGTTTTAATAATATTTGTTATATTTCTTCAATGTCTTCAAGATCATCTTCTATTTCAGGGCCTTTTAAATAATAACCATTTAATTTAAGAATTCTTTTTTTAGGATCTATTTTCATTTCGCAACACAAAGAATTTTCTAATTGTGTGATAAAACTTGATAATTTTTTAAAATGATGTCTTAATCCATAGTCTTTGATAAATATTTCTTTTAATTCTTCTTTAGTAATAAACTCTTTAGTTGTTCCTAAAACAATATTTTCATCTATAAATTGTTTTATGATATTATTATCCATTTCAAATTTTTTAGTAACACGTACAACAGATGATGGTGGTATTAATCCTTCTAAACGATAAAGTTTATAATATTCTATTAAAATATTCATAAAAATACAATGATAATTTTCTAATTTCGATTTTAATTCTTTATCAATTTTAAACTCGTAAATACCCTTTTTTATATTCTCTTGATCAGGATTCTCTACAAATCGTGATACAAATTCTGTTATTTTTAAACGACGAATTGTTCCACCATCTGTATCAGATAACCCTGGCTGTTTGTTTGTTGCTAAAAATAATTTGGCCATCGGTTTAAATGATATTTGACTACTGTTTAATTCACGTGTAGAAATACGATCACCTCCAGTCAAACTTTTCATTATATCGACTTGAATTTGATCAGTTGCTGCCGGTTCTTGCATAATAACACATCTTTTATTTCGGATACTAGCCAAAGCACTATTTGCACTACTTGCGTTTTCTCTTTTACCAGTTATCAAAGAAACAGGACTAATACAAGCATAATCTCCTAATGATTTTAAATGAAGATCCATAATAGTACTTTTTCCATTACCACCAGATGCATTTTTACCACTCCATACGTAAAAATTTTCATCACGATTATGACCATCTAAACAACTTGCTAAACTTTTTAAAGTAAAATCACGTACATCCTTTTCTGGTAAAATTTTATAAACAAGATCCATTAATTCAATATACAAAGGATCATTTTTAGCATATTCTATATATTCATATCCAGTTGATAAAGAAATGTAATCACTGGATCTCCCCTTACGAAATTCCATAATATTTAAATCATATACTCCATTATCAAATCCTAAAAGATCTTTGTCTTGATCAATAATTTTATTAAAATTTTCATTATAAAATTCAAGTTCTAAACAATTTAGTTTTAATCCATTTCCTAAACGTTGTAAAATATTATGATAATTTTTTATAATTTCTTCGCTAGCACTTTCTCTTATTAATTGGCGTCTATATTTTTCTATTTTTGTAAATACTTCATTAATTGTTAAAACACGCAAATTATAACTTTTATTTTCTTTTTTCCACCTAATTCCATTGAAAAAATACCATTCATTCTTTTCTGGTGAACTACAAACAAAATTTTCACCATATAATCTATAAATCAATTTACTAAGGATATTGTCAAAAGGACGTAAAAACTTGATATCGTGATTAGGTATTTCTTTTGATAATTCATTAAATTCTTCCTGGTTATCTATTTTTGCTAAATAAATCAAATTATTAATGGTATATATATAATCACTATTTTGAAATGAATCCCAAGCTATATTTGCCTGACTTTCATTATAATTTTCCCACTTGGAACTAAAATAATGCCATAAATCTACGTATTCGCGGTTAATAGATGATAAAATATAACCAATATTTAACCATTTACTTCTATCTGACCATCTTTCCGGATCAAGAATATCTAAATATTTTCTTACAACTTCTTTGTCTGAATATATATCCTCATCATTATTCATTAAATGAACCTTTTTTGAATTGTCCTTTTTACGTTCTGATTTGTAATTAAAAAGTATACTGTCAGGTTCAATATTTGTAATACATGTTTTTAAAAAATGTTCATAAGTTGTTTCCTCCGGTGGTATAATAGTTTCTCCTAATTCTTTTAAAAAAGTATCTGTGTCTAATAAATATAATGGACGACTTTGACCACATTTCGTAGACAACAGTGTACGAAAACAGATTGGCGCGTATACCTTTGTATCAATAATTTTACTATCAAATAAATCGCGAAATTTATGTTTTAATTGTTCTTCTAAATAAACTTGGATACTTTTTGCTTTTGTAAAATGAATTCCATCGAAAATAATATGATAACTTTTCTTTTCGATGTCTGGATATGATTTTAATATGTATACTCCCTTTATATCTGGTAACATTTCTCTTATTGTATTTATAATATTGATAATGTCTGTTTTATGTTTTATTTCTTCATCTAATCTATTAACTCTATTTTTTAGTGTACCTTCTGTGTCATTTGTATTGTCTATTTTCTTATCATAGTCTATATATAACTTCATAGGTTGATGAGCACTCCATGATTCATAATAATGTGATCTGTTAGGAGTAAGACTTTGAATTTTATTCCATATATTATGATATGTATCTGCTATAAAAATTTTAGATGAAGAGCTATTAAGATCTCGTTGGAAAAAGGATAGGTGATTTGCTTCACAGTATTTTATACATTCCGCTTTTTGACCTTTTGAAAATTCCATCCCAATAGATTCAGACATTTTCACTACACTTGTTATCTTTAAATAAAATAAATATTAAAATCTATTTTATTCAATTATTTATTGTAAAAATAATGAATTTATACATTCAATAACATTTTTGAAACGATTTTTATGAATAAATAAATTAAATTGTTCTTTTACAAATTCTTTATTGAATTTTCCTTTGTCAATTATTGTATAATACGTTGATCCATTATTTAAAATAATTTTACGTTTAAGTATATCTCTTGTCTTTTGTTTTTTTGAAACATTTAAACTATAGTGCCAGTACCATCCATCCCATAAAATTGCAATTTTTAAACTTTTTATATAGATGTCACAATCCCACATATTACCATTTTTGTCTTTAAAAATTTGTTCATTACATTGAATATCATCTTCACCGAAATATTCAATACATAATTCAGAAAATAATATTTCATTTTTAGAACGTCTTTGTTGAGATGCTGCTGATGCTACACCTCCTTTTATACCATTAATCTTACCATTATTTATATTTAATTGCTTCATACATTGTCTTGAACACGTTTTTCTTCTACCTCCATTAATAATTGTTTTACATATAACACATTTATGACTTTTTTGTAAGGCTAATCTAGTTTTATTATTAGTTTCTTCACTTCTAATTCTAATACTATTATTAAATGACGCGTTACAACTTCTTGAACAAAAATGATTTTTACTTTTTTTATATTGATTAAATAATTTTGTAAATTCTATGTTACAATTATTACAATTAACTTGAACTGAATTATTTCTTGATAATGGAATATTAGCTAAAATTAAAGCATCATTCCAAGTACCAAATTTATTACCTATAGTTTTATAAGAGAAAGGGTGTTTTTTATCCTTAGATAAAGGTATTTTCTTATTTTTTTCATAATATCCTTTTAAATAATCTAATATAAATTCTTTTGTAAATTTTTCTTTAGACATCAATAATAACTTATGAAAATGAATTATTATTCAATTTAAAACGTTTTCTAAAAGAAAATTGAACCTTTGTTTTTATTAAAATAACCCAAGACAATCTTTTCAGACTACCTTGGGTTATTTTGTATATTTATTGTCTGTACGGTACTCGAAACCGTCTGACTCGCGTATAAGACGAGCATAATAACCCCTATATGAACAGACATATCAAGTATTTAAAATTGATATGTTTGTTAAATTTTCCATCTGAGTTCTATGAACAGAGTGAGTTAAATAGTTTAATGTCATGTTTAGGACTTTTGATGCTCAGTGGGAGGATCGAACTCCCGTGACGGACGTACTTAAAAATTATAAGATCCGCATATTAACCACTATATGAACCGAGCTATTTAAACAGTTTAATGTCATATTTAGGACTTTTCAATAACTAAGTATTTTTATTTTTAAATTCTTTT